GGAAAATCACATGGTATGTGAACCTTGCTTCATGCGTTCCCGGTGATGCCCTTTTGAAAATTGAGCACATCGCAGATGTGAAGCGCGTAAAGTGGAAAAACCGACCTTTTGGCTTGTAAAAGTCTGCCAAATATGTTATAATGAGGGCATATAGAACCATGCCCCGAACGGCTCCAGTCGAGCGGCTCAACCTTTGCCGGTTGGGTTTCTTCTGGTAGCAGTTTAAAAAACCGAACAAGAAAAAGCAATTTTCGAAATTGTGAACTTTTTTCGGTTTGAAATCAGGAAAGAAAACTACCCCAGGGGGGTTAAAATTACGTTGCAAAATTTGCGACGAGTAAAGAAAGGATGATAGTTATGAAATATAATATTATTGACAAAAGAGCAAGGTGCGTATATGGCGAGTTAGAAGAATACACTTTTGATGAATTGAAAGCCTATTTTGAGCCGGACAAAGAAGAACTTCCGGAATATTGGGAAGAGTGGAATAAGATAGAAAGTTTATTTGACTTGGAAGAATATCTTGATTTCGAAGCGGGAGGGATGGAAAACCCTTATATAATTGAAGAAGTAGAAGAATAAAATAATATTGTAGGATTATAAGGCACGTTTGGCATCGCTGATCGTGCCTATAAGTGCCGAAAGTAGGTATAAAATGATAAATGACGACTTAAAAGAGTTTATAGGCGAGGTTTGTGCTGTTCTGGAAATTCCAGTCCCGGACATTTCGGACGATTTTCGCGTATTCGAAAACAACACAAGGATGGCAGTGTTGGAGATTAAAAAGAACGTGCCAACATTGTATTTATGCGACCGGATGGAGACAGAGCAAGACTATTATTTTGCCGTAGCGCATGAACTTCGCCACCTTTGGCAGTATATAACCAATGAAAAATACTGGCTTGGCGGCTATAAAACCGCCGAAGAAATCGGAATAACCGCATACAATCGGCAAAGGCTGGAGATAGACGCAAACGCATTTGCTGCGCTTGTTATGGTGCTATCTTTTGGGATGGTCCCGACGTTCCAGTCGCTGGACTTGGAGACACGGCACATGATAGAAGTTCGCGCGCGCCAGATCATGCCGGAATTGGACGATTGAATTTCACTTTTTAGATTTTCTGAAAAACTGACTAAAAAATCGAGATATCGGAATTGTGAATTTTTCTCGTTCTGAAATTTCAGATTGTTTATACCCTAGGGGGGAAATTTTTTTGCGCGTACGAAATTCGTATTCGAAAAATTGGAAAAGGCAGAATCCATTTTAGGATCCTGCCTTAAATTTTACTGGTTTTCCATTTCTTCCCTTGATTCTCTTGCTCTCCTTGCGTCTCTTATCGACTTCTCCGTTGTCTTTTCCATGATGCCAAGATGAATTTCTGCGAGTTCAGCAAGTTCTGGGAAGTAACTAACGACATCCATTGCATACTTTGGTGGATAGCCGTTTTCTCTTGTATATATTTCTTTAGCGGCATCCAAGTCAAATTCTTCTCCGAGCCGTTTCAGTATGTGATGGTAAACATCTTTTGTTTGCCTTTGGCTACGTTGTGCCAAGTAATTCATCCTGCGTCGGTTTCTTTCGTACCAACTAGCATTCCTCGGCACTTTTGTACTGCTTGTATGAAAAACTGGCTTTGCGTAACTGTGTATGTCCGGAATCTGCGCCAATGGGTTCTTATCTTCTTTTCCGTGGAAATAAGAATTTACCAACTGCCTTTGTACTTTCCAAGCCAAATCATCTGTGAATACTTTTACAAGCATTAAATACCCGCTTTCAGTAAACAAGTATGTACTCATGTTTGGATTTCCAATGATTTTTTCGTTAGGGGAATATCGTTCCCCTAACTCTTTTCTTGTTATCTCATAGTAGTCAGTGCCAAGTTCAAAATACTTTTTATGTTTTTGGAAAGCCTTCTTTGCGGTATCGCTTTTCTTTTGGTGTACCCTATCAATATCCTTGAACGTAACTACACGTTGCCCGTTATATTCTTTTATCTGCATTTCTGTAGATTCTATAGTAACCATTCCATTCATAATGCTACACCGCCTTTCTCAATAATAGAATAAACATCTCTTTCATCTTTCAATGCTTTGTCCTGCGTTGTAGCCAAAGTAATAGCAATGGCACGCAAAATGCTTTCATTCTCTGTTTCAGATGACAATTGAGATATAATCCCTCTCAACTGATTCTTTCTGCCGTTTCTAAGTGTTTCCAGTTCCATTCTGTCTTTCTTTGTCATACACTATCATTCCTTTCTAAAAACTTCTTGACATTCCGAAAGAAACTGATAGAATAGAATTATCAATTCCTTTCGGATTGGTGTTAAGAGTAATCGTGTCTACTTTCCACGTATGGCGATTGCTCTTTTTATTTGTTTCTCTCTTCATACTGAATTTCTATTCCTCGTCGAATTACCTTTGATCTATCGGAATTTTGTTCAGTAACCAGACAATCTAATTTGTCAAGACTTTCTTTATCCAACCTTATCTGTATGCGTGTGTCTTTTGGATTGTCTTTAATTTTTTGCCCTTTCAAAGGTGCCATTTTATCAACTCCTTTCAAATTGTACTGACATTTTGTACATTTTCAATATATCATTTTGTCAGTACAAAGTCAAGCACTTTTTGAAAAAAAATTAAAAAAGGCAGCCAGATAAGGCTGCCAAAGCAAATTGGTTAAATTGTTTATAAAACTTATTTATTTCTTTTATATTCAGAATATTCAGTTACTATGTCTTTCCATCCATCTGGAAGTTTATTTGAAATATTCTTTATTTCTAAGAAATACGCATTTTCATTGTCGGAAAATTCGGAATAATTACCGGCTGGCGATAGCAAAAATGTATAGTATGTGTTTATACTTTCGGATAGTTCGCGCACCCAAGAATCATATTCACCATATTTTTCAACATATTCACTTTGTAAAGAAAAAGTTTTTATTTTTTCGTAATAATCCAAAAATTCATTTGCTTTTTTAACAAACTTTTTCTTTGAAAATTCCGTTTTTACGCATTTATCTACTGCGGTATTAAAATCTACAAATTTTCCATTTTTCATTGTATATTTGTTTGTTGACTTGTCTTTTGTTTCCCATATCGCATTATTCCACGTTTTACTTATAATGTAACCTTTTTGTGCAAGCAAATTTATAAAATCTTGAGAACCAAGCAAAAAGTCCATCGTTGTTATGAGGTATTTTTTATGATTTTCCAATTTTTCTTGTTTTTGTTTTTCTTCTAAATCTTTTTTTACTTGTTCTTGTTTAATTTTTTCTTGTTCCTGTTTAATTTTGTTTTGATGTAAAAATAAACCGCCAAAGACAAAAGACAACAAAAAAACAAAAAATATAGTAAAAAACACTATTTTCTTTTTCTTTTTGCTTTTATTTGTCTTTTCAATAAGATCTCTTTTTTCATTTTCAGATATTACACAACCACATTTAGGACATTCTCTTGCCGTACTACTTATTTTGTTTTTGCATTCTGGACATTTAATCATTGCCATAATGAAATCCTCCCATATAAAATTTTTACACAATTTTACCATATTTTCATAATTTTGTCCACCAGAAATCAATTATATTCAACCATAATGGTAATTTCATAGCCAAAAATTTTTTCTTTATCAAAAATTGGTATGCGTTTTAAGCCATAGTCCAAAAGGTCGTTTATGGCTATAAATGTTTTGTTTCCGCTGAAGACACAATATTTGTCTCGAAACTTGGAAACCACTAGTTTTTCCTCGATTTTTTTTCCGTTTAGCATTTTGTCAAGTATGTTTAACGTTTCTTTATGGTTTACGTTTTCCTCTCCAATATCAAAGATATACCTGATTTCTTGGTATTCTTTGATTGTAATTTTGTTTCTGCCCTTTTTCAATTCCATAGAATCATCCCTTTTCTAAATATTTTGTAAAATTTTATCACTTTTTAGAAATTATTGCAAGCGCAGAAACAAGATACTTATTTGAATTTTTGAGAATTTTTCGTAATTTTTCCTCTGTAATCTCTGGATTCGTCCTTTTTATGTATTCCAAAATAAAATTTAGTTCTTTCAAAGTCATTCCCCTTTCGTCATGCTAACCATGATATCATCAAGCAGATAAATCAAATCTGTGCCATAAATACTGATCCAGTCAGCCAAATACTCTTCCTGCTCCATTGGCATATGTACACCAAATGAAAAGCAGAATGCGTGGCATAGTTCGTGAGCGATTATTTTACGCAAATAAGAGCCTTTAGGATTTTTTGATACAAATATACTCTTTTCATTCCAATCGGTCACTGCGAGCGAATATAATCCGTCAGAGCGAATCAATCTTTCATCGTTTGGAT